ATTGATGATGAATGGAACACGGCGCAAGGCACTTTTCGCGTCATCCATATCAAACAGGACCCAATTAGTGCAAGTTGGAAATGTCAGTTGAGAAAAGTTTAATGACTTGGTCAGTTTACAAGATTTATGACAGCGTTCAGGTAGTGCCTGACGATGACTTTAAGCCCCATTCATTAATACATTGCGAATGCCACCCTCGATTTGAAGGTGGCATTTTTATTCACAATTCATTTGATGGTAGAGAGGCCACCGAAACGCCTTTGCCAAGTTAAAAGGTTAGTCCATGGTTAATACTGATTATGTGCCTGAGTGGTACATTTCACCATTTCAACATGTTCAATATGCACTTGCTAGAAATCAAATACACATGGATTTGCTATTTGAAGATATGGGCAGAGCTGATCAATTTTTGGATATGGGTGCAGATGCTCAGGTTAGTTCTTATTCGGATGGTGCTTATGTAATTGTCCAAATTGGTGAAGCAGCGGATAAGGACCAAATACAAGTTTATGGACTGCTTTTACATGAAGCAGTTCATGTTTGGCAGAAGGTTAAGAAGTTGATGGGAGAAAAAGAGCCTAGTCCAGAATTTGAGGCATATTCAATTCAATCGATCGCTCAAGACCTTTTTGAAATGTATGAAGAAAGCGAGAAGTGAAATGTTTCATAGCGTGAATGATGGTAAAGGTAATCGCAGAATATATGTGAATAACAATGAAATTAAACATGTTCTTTGGGCGAATGAGGAACAGGGTTTGGTTTGTTGTTTCACGTATCCATACAAGATTAATAAGCGCAAAGATGGGCTTTGCACAAGAATATTGCGTGGCAAAGTTAAAGTGGAGATGATCAATGGGGTGGACGGGAGTAAAGCCGACAAGCTTTAGTTTTGAAGTTGAGAAACAGGCAGATGAGCATGTAAAGAAAATCACTATCGATACAGTGCAATCACTCGTTGTTTCAAGCCCTGTTGATACAGGAGCTTATCGAGCTTCACATATTGTTTCTATTGGATCTGGTGATTACGGTGTGCGAGAGCCTTCTACTAATGCCGTGCAAGATGCAGCGATTCAAGCCGTGAAATTTAAACTTGGTAGTTTGATTTATATTCAAAACAACCAACCCTATGCTGAGCGCTTAGAAAATGGCTGGTCAGATCAAGCGCCGTTAGGCATCTACAGCACAACGTTTACTTACATTACTCAAAAGTACGGTGGCTAAAATGGAAATGACTTTAGAGGAAGCTAGACTTGCCATAGTAGACCGTATGGAGGCTTTTAAAGGTATTTCTCAAGAAAGAATTAAATATTCCAATCAGCCAGGCTTTACAGTTCCAACTAAAGGTTTGTGGTGTAGTTTGACAATTAAATGGGGGCCAAGTTACACAGTTGGTCTTGGTGATACCCCGTGTACACGTCGTACTGGTAATACCTTAATTCAGTGTTTTGCTCGACCTAATACGGGAGACCAGGAAATAACAATTCTAGGTGATGTTTTGCTTGCTCATTTTGAATACTACAGTGTTCAACATCTGAAATGCTGGAGTGGTCAATCGATTGATGCAGGTAAAGATGGAGATTTTGTGCAGCAGAATGTGACCATTGGATTTACAGTCAATTGATATGAAAGATAGTTACTTAAATTAAATCACACCGTCCAAAAGGCGGTTTTTTTACGCCAAAAATTTAACGGCCACCTTCGGGTGGCTTTTTTTATGCAAAGTTAGGAGTAATAAGCCATGTCGAGTGGTGCGCGTCAGATAACGCAAATTGCAAGAGAAACAACGGTAGGTGTAACACCGACACCGTTTGCTCGGACTACATTTGAATTTACAGATAACGGCTTGGATGCAACAGTTTCTAAAGAAGAGTCAAAGTCTATCACTAGCGGGCGCATTGCTCGCTCATCAATGATTACAGGCGCAGAATATGCCGGTGAATTAAAGTGTGAGGCAAAATATAGCCAACTTGTGCAAGATTTAATGGCAGCGGCAGCCTTTAATAGCTGGTCATCCAATGTCCTTACTTTTGGTGGGGCACTTCGCCAAACATTCTCAGTACTTCGCGGCTTTGAAGACGTAAATGATTACCACGTTTTCCGAGGTTGTCATGTAAATACCTTTAGTATTGAAATTCCTGAAGCAGGCTTAATTTCGATGGCATTTGGCCTAATGGCTTTAGGTCGAACTAACTTCTCAACACCACCCGCTGGGGCAGTAACTCCAGCAGATAACAGTCCTAAGCTATCTAATGTTTCTGTTGGTGAAATCTTACTTGATGGGGTATCTCAAGCAGGTATCTCTTGCTTGACGCAATTCTCATTCAAATGGGATAACACTATGAAGTTGCAAAAATGCTTAGGTGAAGGAATCAATGCTAGAGCTATTTTAGAAACACTTGCAGCCGGCACAGGTTCATTTACTGCTGCATGGTCACGAAATACTTCAGACATGTACGAAAAACAGTTCACCAACACTTCAATTTCATTGAAGGTCCCAATTACAGACACTTTGGGTAATTCTTACGAAATTTTTATTCCTAAAGCTGAAATTACAGCACCATTACCGAGTGGTGGAAACAGCGACATTTTAAATGCTTCATTTGAATATAAGGTAGTTGAAGAATCGCCAATCATTACCCGTATTCCAGCACCAAACCCAAATCCTTAATTTAATTTTACTGATGGCAGCCTTTATGGCTGCTTTTTTTTGGAGTAGAAAATGGCTTTAAAAGTAACCATTCAGACTAGTAAAACAGTGAGTAAATGGCGGGAGTACGTTGATAAAGAAGGAAATGTATTAGCTGAATTTAAAATTCGTGGTATCTCTTATAAGCCATATCAAGTGGCCCTTGAACGAGCAAACAACCAAATTACCTCCAAAGGTTATGATGTCAGTAAAGCTTCAAAAGAAGATAAGCTTTATGGTGAATTGCTTCTTGAAGCTACTGCATGTCACCTAATTGAAGATTGGAAAGGAATAGTGTTTGGGGAGCAAAATGAAAAAGGTGAAATATTTGAAACTGTGCCTGAATATTCCTCAGAACACGCGACAAAGCTTTTAAACGATGGTGATCTTGGCGTACAAATTTGGTTATTTGTATTGAAAGAAGCTGAGAAAATCCAGAAAGAGGCGGATTCTTATAAGGATGAAGTAGTGGGAAAGTCGTCAAGCTCTACAACTGGTCCAAGTTCAACTCAGAAGAAGAAGCGAACGACTACGGCCAGAAACAAACGGCAATCGCCAAAGCCTTAAACTTGAAAAAGCCAGAAGAATTTCAGAAGCCTGAATATTCATTTACCTCACATGCAATTTTATCGGCGTATAACGTTATTTCGCGCTCAAGACGTTATGAGCAAGGCATTCCTCTAGCTTTGGATATTTCATCCATATCTGCATATTGTGATCATTACGAATTGCCAGTCGAAAGAGATATTTTTAACGACTGTATTTTTACGATGGATAATATTTTTCTGGATGATTCTCACAAAAAAATGAAGCAGCCTATTAAAAAATAACCCTAGAGGTATTTACTTAAAATAACTCTAGGGTTATAATTGCTTCATCAAGTTAAGAAGGGAATGGTGTGAAAAGTCTGGATTTAATCAAAATGATTGAAGCAGACGGTTGGTATGAGGTTAGGGTTACAGGAAGTCATCATCACTTCAAACACCCAACCAAAAAGGGGTTAGTTACAATCCCGCATCCTAAAAAAGATTTACCAAACGGAACTGTTAAAAGCATTTTGAAGCAAGCGGGTCTAAATTGACCCGCTGTTTCCTGACTTTAAATATCTGCCCTTTACAACTAACCATAACGCAGTGGGCGATATGTTTATGCCAAGGGCATGGAGTGTTGAGATGTTATATCCAATTGCAATTGAACGAGGATCAGATACCGAAGCATTTGGTGTCACTGTTCCTGATATTCCGGGTTGTTTTAGTGCTGGCGACACATTAGATGAAGCTATCGAGAACGTAAAAGAGGCTATTTCTAGTCATTTAGAAATCCTAGCTGAAGATGGTGAGGAAATTCCTTTAGCATCTGAAGTAGGTAAGTTTCTAGATGATACCTACTATAAAGGAATGATCTGGGCCGTTACTGAAGTTGATGTTAGTCGTTACTTAGGTAAGCCAGAGAAAATCAATGTTACTTTGCCAAGCCGATTAATTCGGAAGATTGATGATAATGTTGGTAAGGATAAAAGATTTAAAACCCGATCTGCTTTTTTGGCCGCTGGTGCTGAAAAGCTACTACATGCTTAA